GCACCATCATGTTCCATTTGTACTAAAAAATCATCACCAAAGGGATCCACCGGGCAAGTAACTGTAAAATTACCGTTTGGTAACATAATTATTGAGAAATTTTTTACATCATGAGTATGCCCAGATTCATAACCAGTAGTTTCTTTAAGTGCATAACCTCCCCCACCATCTGAAAGTCTGAAATAAGTGTAAGTTCCATCTCCGGTAGTGTGTCTATGAGAAGATCCACTCCTTGTTGTAACAGCGGTCATAGTTCTTTGAGCTCGACCAATTAACATTCTTACCCCATCACTGTTGGGATAATAAATTGCAGTATCTGAATTATAAATTCTAACAAAATATTCTAAATCAGTGGCAACATCATCTCCACCAGTAACTGCAATATTTCCTATAAAAGTTATTGCATCACCATGTGAACCTATATTTGCAAAAGTAACTATTGGTTCCCAATCACCGTCTATTATGTCGTTTGCTTCGAAATAATCATTTTCTGCTACTATTGCAAGATCATCATTATTCTCACTTTCATTCTGAACTTGAGGATCAGAACCATCAAAACTTGCACCACCTGTTTGCTCGATGTATTTGTCAACATCATAATCTAATGTCATGGAACGGATTTGTAAATTGCCAACTTCATCAGTAAATTTATCTCCAACATTAAAATTGATCTTAAGCGGGACTGAATTGTTAGCATTTCCAATATTTCCCCATTGTGATAGATTTCCAGAACCTTGCATACTAGATTCTGCAGTTGTGGAATCTTTTTGTTGAGTTGCCATAAGTTCAGCATTATTTCTATTAGCTTCCCGGTATTCGGGGTTTGTAACCTCCAGGTTAAGGAACTCGTTTCCATCTGAACCAAGTCCTCTCTTAATTCTTACAATATCTACTGTAACACCGTTCAAACCAACAGAATGTGCATTTAAAGTAACTTCGTCACCAATCCTAAAAGTTAAACTGGAATTAAACACATTAAAACTGTAATGGTTAATTGAACTTACAATTTTTGCTAGTTCAATAGTTGCTCTGTTATCTGCTTCAGTAGTGTCTATAATATTTCTGTCAATTATGTCATGTACTGGAGTCCCACTTCCCGCAGTTCCGATAATTTGGTTATCTCCATCAGCTTTTCCATAAACAATTACTTTAGTTGCTTTCGGAACCATTTTCTTATGAACAAAACTTCCCGCGTTTTGTCCTTCATTAAATATATTTACATTGGAATTTGTAAGTTCATCATAAAGGTATAACGTTTTAGAACTATCATCAACCCTAATATCTTTTCCAGTAAGTCTAATAAGTTTTTGAACACCTATCCAAACACTTTGAGAATCTGTTGTTCTGAAACTGCTTATTCCAGTTGCTGAAGAATTTGCTACGTCAGAACTCCAACCACTTACATTTCCTACAAGATCTGCAAAAATGGTATTGGCATCAGTTGAAGTATAAACTTTTTTGTGAGTAGATTCGGTTACTGGGCATTTAGTATCAACTAGATCTTTCTCTTGACCAATTCCGCGCAAAATAATGCCGCCACCTTGATAACCATCTCTTTCATCGACCTTTCCTTCAAATTCGAGAGTATTATCTCTGTATATTTTTACAACTCCGCTTGTGTCAAGTTCTGATCTCATAGTAGAATCTGCACCATCAGTTGCAATTTCGTATCTTCTAACACCGTTTAAAGTTTCATCATAGAAAAATCTAACCAAATTAATTACCGTTGCATTTCCAACATTAACTATAAATACCATTTTTAATCAGAACTATGTCCATCTCGGAAAAAGAATAAAGGAGAAGTTATATTTGATACTGTTCCACCACTGAATAAATTAGATAGAGATTGACCAGGACCAAGACTTAATATCATTGACTTATTATTAGTAGCAACTTTAATAACTTGTCTTGTCCCACCAACTTCCGCATAAATGTATTCTGTAAAGAAATTGTCACTTCCAATATCTAGCAATTTAATAAGACTTATTGTAACTGTGCCAGAACCATTAGCAGTAAAAACAATTCCATTATCATTTCCATCTTTTATTGTAACTTCTTGAGTGTCTGTTACGGTTCCAGTAATTGTTTCAATAGGTGTTTCTGTATCTCCTTCATTTTTATCAGCTGCAGAATTATTACCATTCTTCTGAGTATCATCAAAAAGTAAACCAAAAGGTGATGTAAAAGTAGCAACATAATCTACAAAATTAGTTCTTCCACCAGAATCTGTCCTTTTACAAGTAATAGGAAATACTATTGCAAACTTATCTGTTCCAAAATATAGTTTCTTAATCTTATTTGAATTGCAATGTTTTAATAGGGATTTATAATGTGTGTTTTTATTTGCTCCATCAAAATGTCCGTTTATTGTATAACCTTTTTTACTTTTTATTGGATTTGTCACACCAAAATAACTAAACGCATAAGCATAATCACGCTGGTCAAGAAATTTGTTCAGAGCAACATCATGAACATTTGGGTTATGTGCAAACGTAAAATTGGCAAACACTTCTCCACCAGTATCAGCTTGGGTTCCTTCATTTGATCCAGTATTAGCATAAGTAAAAGTAGTAGTATTAGTAACTGTAACAGTTACATCAGAATCGTTATATCCGGAACCACTTACTCCCGTAATTGTAACAGTTTCTCCAGTAATTAAATTATGTGCAGTTCCAGTAATAATTGTAGAAACGTTAGAACTTCTGGCCCTTGATGCTGTTGCAACTGAATTATATTCTTCGATTTTCACTTTTAACCACCACTCACAGAATTTGGTTCTGTATAAGCTTGTTCTTTTTCACTAGCCCTACCAAATATATACCAAATTAGTTCTTGCATAGCTTCAACATATTTAGCAGAACCACCCACGATGTTTGGATTAATTCCAGCTTGACCAGTTTGTTCAGCATATTGGTTATAAAGATCAACATTTTTGTTTAATTGTTCTTGATCAATTTCGCTTTGAGATTGAACATCTCCAATATTTGATAATATTCTTCCACCTAAATATGCTCCTAACGCCAAACCAATAAATGCTCCAGCCCATCCACCAATTGCAAATCCAGCAGCAGCACCGGCTAAAGCAAAAGTACTAAAAACAACTAGTTTTTTTGGATCGAAATCACTTAAAGCTCCAGAAAGACCACTTATACTATCAGAAACACCAGAAGCAAATTCCTCTATTTGTGGCGATAATATATTTATAGCACTACCTATCGCTGGAATTAACTCGTTTGCAATTGTTTCAAATATTGGGGCCAATAATCTTCCAGCCGTGTGACTTATTTTCATCATTCCTATTTCTATCTTAGCCAAAGCCGGAGCAACCGCGGGAGCCTTACTTGCTAAAGCTGAAAATGCTGCAATCCCTGCTGTTCCAACAGTTATTAAACCAGTAGCCAAAGTTCCAACAATTGAGGATAATAACCCTACACTTCCCAGAGCTGATTTTGTTTGACCACCAAACTTATTCATTCCTTGTCCTACTCTTCTTAGACCAGAATCTATTGCTGTTGTATTCATGGTCCCTTTAATGTTCATTTCAGCTACGTCTACCATTTAACATTGCTCATCGCTTTCTGTACAGCTTTTTCTCTGTTTTTCTTTTCGCATATCACATTATCAATTTCCATAACAGTTTTTATATCTCTAATTTGGCACCTTCTGAATTCGTTTGTACTAATTCCTTTTGTCCAAAATAAATATTTCCACCAATCAAGCAAATCCTCACCATGTAATTTAAACCCAATTTCTGGACTTGCACACAAAATGTCACTAATTAATTTTGCTTTTTTTTTGGATTATCTATTTTACTAATATTAATAATAATCTCACTGAAAAGAGTTGGATTAAGTTTACTTAACAAATCCCATCTCTGATCGTTGTTGAGATCTTTCCATTCACTATCAATTCCAATAATCTCTTTAATTTTATCTTTTGGCCAAGGAACACCAACAAGGTTTCTCAATTTACATTTGTTTAATTTACTATTATCAGTAACATTTTTTATCTTTCCAGTTTCTGTGTCCTTTTCTGGAACAAGATACTCATTTAACCAATCATTTTCCTGTCCTGCAGTTACCGGTTTGTATTCAAATGTTCTTCCATCAACTTTAAATTCAACAACATCTCCACTCACAAAATCATCTTTATAATCCATTCTCTCTAACCTCTATTTTATATTTAATATGTGGTAATATCATCTCTGGCCACGATAGTTGCACTGTCAGCAGTCCAAATAATATCTGTATTTGTAACTCCATCAATTGTAGTAGGAGCAACTGCGCTATGAATTACAAAATTTGTAAATGTTACTAATAGCTGGTCATTTCCAGAACCATCTCGGTCCATTAAAAAAGTATTAGTTCCACCAACTACTGTTCCTGCAGCCCATAAATCATAAAAACTGGTATCTTTCAGATTAATATTGAATCTTCCACTTAATCTGTTTACTTTTGGAATCGGATCTGCTATTAAATTGTCGTAAGAAGTGTTACAATATCTGGAATCGTTTTCGTCAACTCCAACCTCCATAGTAACTTCACCGTTATTTACCTCTTGGTATTCACTTGAGTTTACAACCCATTTAGCCATTCTGAACTGAAATCCAGTTTTTGTAATGTTACTAATAGAAGTTACGCTAGAACCTTGGGAATCATCTTGACCAACACACTCCATTGAAACTTTAACATAACCATCATTTCCTTCCCCAGTAGCTTTTGCAAATCTCATTGTAGCAGATTTACAGAAATTTCCAGCAACAGTAAGAACGTGAGCAGTTGTATGTCTCTTTGCCCATTCTAATTTATAAGAATTTAACGAATTTGCTACAGTAAATGTATGTGTTTTTGTACCCGAATCGTCAGCATCTGCAACATCAAATAAATATTTCATCCATCTCCAATTTACTGGAATAAAGGTCATTGTATAAGGTAAAGTTTTTGGTCCTTTAACTCTTGCTTGAACATTCCGATCATCAGCACCAGCAGTCAATACTTCTTGCCATCCTTGACTCCAATTTGGTTCTATTGTACAGTCAAGACCAACTACCTCTCCACTTGACATAGTTCCGCCTGATCCATAACTTGTTTCTATGATCCAGCTCATTCGTTCTCTTTTCCCAATTAAAAATTCATCCGTGATACCCATTTTTTTACCTCATAATTTTAAGTTGTTTCAATTCTTCCGATTGTAATTCCTCTTAGTCCTATCTCCACTATACTGTGGAATGCTTGATATTCTTCACTGTATGGTGCAGCTCTGGCACCGGAAATTTGTCTATAATCATAAAGTGATGGAAAGAAATCATCTTCGTTTTCTTCAAATGCGCGAGTAATTCTATTACCAAAATAACGAGTAAGATAATTGTTTGAATAAGTTCTTCCACTAATTGTTTTAACATAACCATCTTTTGACCACACACTTATTTGAAGAACTGGTCTTGACTCAACTGGAGCTTCATAATTGCCAAGTCTTTCTCCTGGCATTGATACTGTAAATACTTCAATTCTTGGAAAACTTGTTGCAGATAATTGATCGTCTGGCTTATCTGAATAGATCCAATTCTGTGTTCCATATTTATATGTTACAACAACAGTTTCTGTTCCTGCAAATGCTGAGAAAAATGTAAGAGTGCCGTTCTGGTAGTCCCAATAATAATTTTGCCATTTCTTTGCACCATCAGTGGAACCATCGATAGTAACGTTAGTTATGCAAGAAACACTTCCTGAAGTTGGTGCAGCTAACGTTATTACAGTTGCGGCAGCAGTAGGAGTAAATGTCTGAGTTTCTGTCGTTTCTGCCCGTACTCTAGGGTCTGTAAGCTGAACTCGTAAGAAATCTGTTACATAATCTTCGCTGTCTACATAAAATTCGCTCATTTTTCCTCTTGGAAGTTAATTATTATCCTCCCTCTTGGGAGTGTGGTATAGCTTGGATATTTTTAGGAAGTTGTTGAGTTATTTAAATTCAACTTAATTAGAGAATTCTTTTTTTGCAAACGATGGGAACCAATAATTAACAACTTCGTAAAATGCCGGCCTCATAAATGGTTGAGCAGTAATTCCTTCTTTTGCAATTTTAGCTCTAACTGCATAAGCAGCAGATTCATCACCAAGTTTTCTTCTTGCCCACCCTTTAAGTGGTTCAATCGGTGCATAAAATGGTCGGGTTCCGAATTCCATTGCAGCGGAATAAGGTGCCTTTGAAACTAAAACGTATTGATTTGCGAGAATTTGTGGAAATACCGTAATTTTTCCTTTAAGATTTCCACGATCAACTGGGGCTTTTTGAACTGCAAGTTCTTCCATTTTGAACATACTTTTCATTAGAACTCGCTTAGTTTTATCTTTAATAAGAAGTTTTCCCTTATCAAATCCTTTTACATCTACCTTGAAGTTTAGTTTCATTGTGCATTTTTTCTTATAATGAAGCCTAAGTATATAACATCACCACTAACTAATTCTCCTTCAATTTGCGAAACTATACGCCACTGAGTAGAATTAAATGTAATTTCGTCATGTAGAAGTACATCAGCATCTTGTTCAAAGAAGATCATTCCATCACCAATTTTGACATCTCCAACATTTAAATGAAGTAGATCTTTCTTAGTAACCCATTGAATGTCTGCCTTATATGTAACATCGGCAGAAGAAGTTGCAGTAACTCTATCCATAGCGTCTTTAGTTTCAGTTACTCTGGTTCTTGTAACAGTTGTGCCAAAATCATTTAAATATCTTTCAAAATTATTTCTAAAACTAATGGCTCTGCTTCCAGTATTTCTTTCCGTTACCATTATGCGCACCCGAATCTATAACCCATATCTAAGGTCAAATCATCTATACGTTTCTTAAGCTGAACAATAACTTCCCGAATATTTACATACTGCTCTCCTTGAGTAAAGCTTTTTCTACCTAGCTGATAATTAGTTATTGCATCATAGGATCCACCGGTGATATTGATGAAGCCCATTAAACCAGCAGTCAAAGCAACAATTTCCTGGATAAGTTCCGGAACTGAAGAATAACCATGTGTATAAGTTATTTGAATATTAGCTTTTCCGTTTGGAATGTCCGTATTTACAAGAACTCTTGACTCCTGATCATCATCATCAGTCATAATTCTGTACTGGGTTGAATCTAAAGTTGTGTCTGTGCTTCCTTGTCGGTCCAGGAAAAGTACCGAAGTTATTGTGGCAACTCCTTTGTTAAACAATTCAAACTCTGGATAAGATTCTACTTGAGTTCCGTATGGTTCGTCAGTTTGAGGATATCCAGAATCGTAACCATCAAAATACTGTACACTTGACTTTACTGCGCCCCAATAATTGCCAGTAGTTTTTTCAACTTCTTTAGCAGCTTTAACTAGATAAGAGTTCAAAACCGCATCTGATTGTTTTGGAGAATAAGTGTATGAAATGTATAACTTGTCAGTGGATAATTTGGTAACTCCTGCGGCTAATAAGAATACTCGGCCATCTGTTATGTTAATTTGATAATCTGTACCTTCAACCATGATAAGTAACTTATTATCGCCACTTGTTCCATAATAAATAGTAAATGAATCTTCTATTATGTTTGGTTGTTTAGAATCGAAAGAATCCTCAGAACTATCTCCCGTGCCTAAATTTTCCAATTCTTTTGGAATTCCAAGTCCGGAATATTGAACAGCTTGAAGAGTTGTAGCGTAAGTAATCACTGAACGGATGTAAAAATCTATTGTAATTGTTTCAGAATCTCCAACCGCAACAAGAAACGTAATGGCTCTGGTAGTTGTATTAAAAGTATAATCAACACCATTTTGCAGAGTTGCAGAAGATTTGACAACTGCCATACTTTCAGAAATAACTCCATCTCGAAGAAATTGAAATACTCTATCTGTTGCTCCATCTGAACCGTTTAAATCTGCCCCTGTGATTGAATAATCTTTAGGGGTATAAGTGTAACCAGTAGCCGGAGTATCGTCTGTGAGGTAATCTATTGCAATATCCTGGTCATCCCAAACATTTGTTATGAAAGTAAGAATTCCCGAACCTTCATCAAAAGAAAAGTCTACTCCACTTTGAAGTATTGCAGAATCTCTCATTACTTGCATTTGAGCAAGAACTGCATCATCATTGGCTAAAGTATATGTTCTATTTGCTGCTCCACTTGATCCAGATAAATCAGAACCATCTATTGTTTCCGCTCTTGGCGTGTAGGTATTAGTCATTTTATTTGAAACATCCTCCATCTGAACATTCTACAATGCATTTATTGGAAGTGTCAGTTCCCCAGATGTCTATTAAAGTATAATTTGTTAGATTGCCAGTAATTCTAGTTGTGCCAGTTCCGTTGATTGTAATATTATTTTCTCCCAAATTAGTATTTGTTGTGAGGTTACAAAAATCATCACAATCTATTTGCCAATTTCCACTCCCTGAATAGGTACAAGTATCACTCGGAGGCGTAACGGCCCCAAGTACTAATGTGAAATTGTTATACTCTGGAGATGTGTAATCGTCAGGTAAGACCATTGTCCAGTTGTTATAACCTGGTGGCGAATACTCTGCGCCAACTGTTGCCAAGACAATGAGTGAAAACAATACACTAAAAAATATTAACTTTTTCATTATCAGCTCCCATCAACGAAGACATCGATGTCTCCTCCTTGTGAAGTGTTAGCTAAATTATAAGCGTGGATTGTAAAATTCTCTAATGGATTACGGAAAAATACACTATTAACATAACCAGTTCCGTTTGAAGTGCTTACATTGTAAACTGTGTTATTACTTTGATACATTATTACCACTGTAGCATCCGCAATAGCATTTCCGTCCGCATCTGTGACATTTCCAATAAATTCAAAGTCTTGTGTGATGTTTAGTCTTACAGAATAATTTGAATCTTCATAACCATAAGCTGATCTCGCGGCCAAGTATAGGAAATCATTACCATCTGTTAAACTTTTTGTTGAAGGTAAAGTACAACTTATATTAGTTGTATTTACAGTTCCAGAACATAATGAATTTGCATCGTTATCTATCATTGCAGAAAAGTTTCCAGCAAATGTTGATATTGACCAATTTCCCCTATTATCTGTATTAAATACTATGGTTGGATCTCTATCTTGAGTAGTTGCAGAGTTATTAACATTTCCTTGCCAAGTGGTTTTATTACCATAACAACTTGTACAATTTATTGAAGCCTGTTCCAATATAGGGACCCAGGTTGGAAATAAAGAAGCTTCTAAATCACTTGAGATATTAGTATTGAGGTAAATTCTATTTTCATATCCAGTAGCATTCCAAACAGTTATATTCCAAAGTGAAGTACTATTTTGAAGCAAATTTGTTGTAATGGTCCCAGTGGAAGTATTGTAAGTTGAATCCCCGGTAATGTTTGCATCAAATACAGAAATTGAACTTCCATTATTATCATCTACCGCAGTTATAAGAAAACTTGAAGTAGCAACTTCCGAATCATTTACAAAATTAATTTCATCGGTATAAAATGTACCACCACCATAAGTGTCAAGTCTCACAGTATCAACACTATTAGTAGCATCATTTTCAAATCCAAAATGTGCACCACCATTATTATACAATGTAGAATCAATCAATATATCAAACGTATCTGCTGAAAAATCAAAATTTACATAACTTACATTATGCCATGTATCTGCAGCAAATGCACCTAATTCTACCCATGCGGGAGTATCATCATCATAACCATATATTTTACTAATATCAGTATATATTTGTGCTTTAGAAGTAGATCCAGATTTTAAAACATAATATGATCTCCAAGCCGTAACATTAGTTCTAAAAGTAATATTATAATCTGCTTCGTTAGTTGCATTAATTTCAAATGATAATTCTAATTCACATTCAGCGTCAACACCTGTATCTATAAGATAAGCTTCATTACTAACAATTGCTGGTGCAGTTGATCCTAAACAAGACCAAGCATTACCATTAGTTGCAGTATCTCCATTAAGTGCCCGATCACTTCTAACAAAATCATCCTGAACAATAGTACCCGCACTAACAAAAGGTATAATGAATATTAATGAGATCAAAAATACAATTCCGAGTATTGGTAAGTTTTTCATTGTCCGTAGTACCCTATCTGATAAATTTCTTTGCCAGTTTCTAAATCAATAATCTTCACACTTTGGCCACTTTCAACAACACATTTCATATCCTCTTCTTTTGAATATATATATCCGTCTTGTGTGCTAAGTCCATTGATCAATTTTCCTGTAAAGGTTTTATCAGTTTCTTCAACATAAATTTCATCACAAACGAAATATCCATAATCAACAAAGTCTATTCTTTTATCATCATAAATTATTGCAATTGGTTCATAATATTTGTAAATCGGTTCTCCCTCATAATTCTTATCCCAAACTTGAAATGAATGCGTAATATTACAACAAACAGTATCATTAATTTCATTCTTGAAAGATTCACAATTATCTTCTCTATAATCAAACTTTTCATTACATTGAATACCTGAATCGCTCACATTTTTCCAATGATCATAATCAGCAATATACTTCTCTCTAACTTCTTTATAAGAAATTCCATCAACAGATTTACTTAATTCATATTCTCCTACTTTCAATGAAGATTGTAAAAATATTTCTGGATCTATTACCAAATTCCCTTGAATTCCACCATAATAATATTGAGGATAAGACTTACTTGCAGTATCTGTAAATTCTAAAAGGCCGTTTGGATCTTCTGGACTAAACTCATATCCATACTTCTCCTCGAACCTTTTCATTCTTAGAACAACATAATGGTTTCTACTGTTCTCAGATTCGTAGTTATAGGACCATTTTAGGCCCTTTTCACTAAATGTATAGGTCTCAGTTAGGATCCCATCAGAACCTGAAGAACCTAACTTGTAATAAGTTTTCTGTTCAATTTTATAATACTCAGGAGTATTTTCTACAATGTATTGTTCAGTCTTTGTTTTCTTTCTATCATCTGCTTTGTAAGATGTTCCAGAATAAGAAGATACTTCATGCAAAACTACTGTGTCCCATTCAGCAATAATAAATCTACCACATTTAAACTTATTCACACTATCTTTATCAACTATAAATGTCATCTCTCCACAATCTTCATTCTCCCAAGTAGCAACAATATTATCTTCTGTAATGGTTACATTATAAACTACTCCTCCAGCAACAACTAGAATTAAAGCAATTACCGCTCCGAGATATTTATAGATAGTTTCCATTCTAATTAACTCTTACTTCTGCAGTTGTACCTACAATTAACCAGGCCGACCCATTCCAAGTCATTGTTCCTACCCCAGTTGAATTAATAAGATCCAAATTGGATATATTATTACTGTTAGCATCTAGGTTGCCCCCAAGTGTTGGTGTTGTATCATTGACCACATCTTGCATATAATCAAAATTGTCGACTTGCGTACTTGTATAGTAATCTCCTTTATCTGCGCTCCAGTTCCCTAGAGTATCAACGACTGCAGAAGTGTAATAATCTCCCTTGTCTGCACTCCAATTTCCAAGAGTATCTACAATTGCAGATGTGTAATAATCTCCCTTGTCTGCACTCCAGTTTCCCAGAGTATCAACGACTGCAGAAGTGTAATAATCCCCTTGATCTGCGCTCCAGTTACCCCAATCTGCAACTCCTGCCGTTGTATTGAATCTAATATCAAGATCTCCACTAGCTCCCCCACCAGAGAGGTAAGTTCCGTTGGTCCAAACCCCAGTTATATCCCCACTTCCCGCAGGAATTGTACAATTTAAAGTACCATTTGGAAGTATTCCCTTTACAAATTCCGTACCACTACAATCCGCACTAACATCAAACTGAAATGTACTATTCAAAAGAGTATCATTTAGATTTAATGTAGAACCACTCATGTAAAGATATCTTCCCGCCACAGCCGTAATAAATTTGTTTGTAATGTTAGCCCAGTCGGAAATAACTAAATTTGTTAATGATGGTAATCTTGCAAAATCTATTGTTCCGCCAGAAATATTTTCTCCCTGAATTGTAATTAAATTGTTCAAGTCTGAGGCAGTATTGTAATCATCCCAATAATCAGAACTGTTTACATTCTTAGTAGAATAATCTAGATCATCAGTAAACTCGCTTAAGTTTGTTGGCTCATTACTTATATTGGCCCAATCTGAAAGGATAAGGTTGTTCAAATCTGAAGGGGTATTTTTATTGTCCCAATAATCGGAACTATTTACATTTAATGAACTTTCTTGAGTTGTTATCACACCTTCAATTGTAGTGTTCAGTTTAGTTTCATTAAATGTAAGATTATTTGCAGAATTATAAAACCAAGTGTTACTTAGGAAATTAGTTATTCCGGCCCACCAGGTTGAAGAATTTACATTCAAATTAGCTTGTGAAGTTTCATCGTCCCAGTAAGTTGAACTATTTACGTTAAGATTTGCCTGGGAGGTTTCGTCATCCCAATAAACTGAATTGTTAACACTAAGATTTGCTTGGGTGGTTTCATCGTCCCAGTAAGTTGAACTATTGACATTCAAATTGGCTTGAGAAGTTTCATCATCCCAATACGTGGAACTGTTTACATTAAGTTCACTTCCATTAACATTACTTGCATTTAAGGTAGAATTTGTGTCTAACACTCTATAAGTATTTTGATAAAAGTCAGTTGCATTAATAGCAGTTGCATTATATATTTCATAAAAGTTTCTAAGATCAATATCTGAAGGAGGAGTCCAAGCCATTGCTAGCGGTATAAGAACTAGTAACGAAATGACCAATATAAGCGATATAAGTTTATTCCTTCCCATTTTGTAGTTCGAACAGTTTCTCGACTCTTTTATTTTCCCATTTTAAGGATTTGATTTCTTCATCACTTACACCGTATTGTTTTAATAGTTCAATCTGTTCCTTTTTACTCAGTTTTCGTTTCAATTCTGATTTGGTGTATTTAGGAATAGGATCAGTATCAACTATATCTGGAGACATATCTTCTCCACTAGTATAATTTGGATGAACTTCTGGTTCTTCAGACACTTCTTTGACAAGTTCTTCCGACAGTTCTTCAGGAGTTTCATTCATACTTTCTAATCCCTTTTCAGCGTCCAATACGCCAACAGGTAAATCAATAGATTCTCCCGGTTGAAGAGAGATCCAACCTTCTTTTAATTTGAAATTTTTAACTTTGTCTGATACATTTTTGAGTTTCATTTTTATACCCCATATTTTAATAATACTCCAACAATTAATAAGCATATTCCCAATGCAGTAGAGCTAATCCACCTATTTGTTTTAACTTTTCCATTTGTTTCAATTACTTTGTTTTCAATAAGTTCTAACTTTCTGTAAATCATTAATCGAGTTACCTCAATAAATGCTTCATCACCTTTATTGTCACTCATTCTAAGCTAACTCTACATTCCCATCACTGCTTATTGGGTTCCAAAATACCATTAATTTTAATGTTCCTGCGCTTATATCTGCAGTAGCAACAGTAAAAATCACATCTGCATTTACTATTTTTCTTGTGATAACTGTTGAAGCTTCAAGAGTTGAATCTGGACTTGTATCATGCCAAATATTTCCAGCATCAATGTCAGTTGCAGTTGTTTGAGCAATAACTCCAGCAGTATTTACGGCAGTTCCTAACTCTAAAGTTGCAGAACCTCCAGCAAAATTGACCGTAGCTACAGCAATGACTACTAATTCAACAGTTCCAGTGATTGTTAATAATGTTGATGGATTTCCTGTTCCGTTGAAATCGCCATTTTCATTGGCTCCGTTTGTGAATGCCACGGTTGTTTCTAAAGACTTATATTGTGGCCATAAATTGTTCATAAGAGCATTTGCTGTATTCTTAGCTACTCCTTCTCCTTGTACATTTGCGAATGGTTCTGTTGCCATATTTTTTACCTCATGCTTTTTTTATGACCGTTCCGTCATGTATTTCAGTCTCTTAATTTTGTTTTTCTATACTTTTAATTGCAATATTTATGTTTAACAATGTGTTGTTAAGACTTGAAAGGTTACCATTATCTACCAAATCATCAGTTGCCTGACTCTCATAGACTTCTGCAACCTTGTCCCTTGCTGTTTTAAGTTTTTCGATATCACTCATTTTTCTTGGCTTCTTTACTTTTTTCTTTGTTGAATGATAAGTATGGAGATAACTTTTTTCTACTTGCATCGTCCATATTCTTTCCTAATTTAACTGGTCCTTTGATTGTTGGCATTGTTTTTAACCTCCAATGAATTTCTCATAAAGTGTAAAGTGTTTTTCTTCTAACTTTTTTTCATCATCTAATCTTTTGAGTTTTTCCTTGATCATGTCAGTTTCCATGTCAGAAAATTCTTTCTCAATCTCGCTGTCTATTTTAATATTCCATGAGACATTTTTTTCGTTCTGTGTTATTTCAAAATCTTTAATTTCTTTCTCTGTAAATGAAACCTTTTCTCTTAACTTTCTCACTATTTTAAGGGTGACAAAACTACCTTCCTTTGGCAAAATGTCCAACATCAACAATCTTTCTAATATTTTCAGTTTCATATTTATCACCATTATTTATTTGAAGTTTAAAAAATTAAAAAAATAAAAATTTAATAGTCTGCAAACAATGCTATATAGGCTGCTGTTCCATTCACATCAACTTTAATCTTATGAGTTGAATTTGCACCAGTTGCACCGGCATCGACACTTATACACCCAGAAACAACATCAAATTTCATAAGGTTTGTATGATCATCATCAGTGAAATGTATTATATTAGTCCAACTTCCACCACCAGAGCCGATTTCAATTGCGTGTTCTCTAGTAATAGCATAAGCACTTGAACCAATCCTCAAAGCAATAGTATCGCCAGTAACAGTACCTTGACTTTCGTCATTAATTATAATACCTGTACTTTCTCCAGTAATAGTTCCATTATTCTTCATATTGAATTGTGCTACAGTCATAGTTCCACTATTAGCCATACCAGTTGCACATTCAGCAGTAGCATAAATTGTATTAATTGTTACAGAACTATTTCCATTATCACCATCATTCTGTGCTTTAATGTCCATCCCTCTAATTCGGGCATATCCACTTCCAGCATCTGACCAATCAGAATTAGTTATTTTTAATGCAGTATCTGGATTTCCATCACTTGCAGTCATTACAACACTTCTTCCCATTTCAATGTGAAGAGCACCTTGTCGTGATCCAGCAGTTGCAGAACCAGGTTCCATTTCTACATAAATTCCTTTAGTACCGCTTCCTAGTGTAGTATTAACAATATTAAGATTTTCAGTTCCTGCAAAAGTCATAGTTACATCTGTATTGAATTGTGCAGCACCTTCAACAGTTAAAGTATCAGTAGTAGCATCTCCAAATGTAAAATCTCCTTCAACAGTAAGATCTCCTTCAAAAGTAATGTCTTCGCTAAATGTATAAGGTCCGTTTGTGTATGGAGGTGCAGCTACACCACCAGCCGGAGTTGTTCTAAAACCATTTCCCATTTTTCATTCTCCCTGAGAGTAGTTTGCCCCTTTGCATTTCGCAAAGTGCTTTCACCAAGCGGTCTCAGGCCACTTGATACAGTCATCGATTTAAAAAAAAATAAAAAATATATTGGTTTAGTAACCAATAAAAGTTATGTTATGAATACCAGTTATAATGGTTCCAAGAGTGTAAATTCCTGTTGCCGGGTCAAAAGTACCATCTTTATCTGCCCCTGCATCATCTTGTACCAAAGTGTTCAAAATCTGAGTCATAACTACACCTTTTCCATCAGCCGCATCAGTCGCCAGATCGATTGTGAAACCGGTAGCGGTTGTTGCATCACCTTGGATGGTGATAAATTTCAAATCGCCAACTACGGCTTCTTTTCTAAAAGTTTCAACTACTGCTGTCATCTTTTTTTACCTCCTTATGCAATACCATACATCTGTGAACTTGCTGCTTCAAAAGTGTTCACAACGGTAAGATATTCTTTTAACATATAGACAAAACCGTCTTGGTCAGTGTACTTCTCTTCGTAAGTTAAGTCTTGTAACACTGCGAAGAAAATATATCTCATATCCAAGAACAAAATTCTTTTTGCACTTGCACCAGTTGGCATAAAGATGTCTTTTACAAAAGTTAATTGATCAAATTTAAAAGCATCAATTATACCGAATTCAGGAGTTCCAGCAGAAGGTCTTTCCACATTTCTTTGCAGATCTATTAACAAACCCTTAACATAGTTATGAGTTGTTGCATCAGTTATAGCAAGAGTTGGGAATCCTTTCGCATTGAAAGTTGTTGCCAATTCAGCTCTAATTAATGGTAATGTTGGAAGTCCGCCAGCACGGTTAGTTGTATTGGTTGTAATTAACTTGATCATACCACTAGGTTCTAAAGGACTCGTAGTTGCATCGCCGTTAATTAACGCATCTTCTTCAGCTTCATAAATAGAATCAGTTTTAACTCCAAGGTCTAACTGAGTAGGATCTATAAAACCTCTCATTCCTGCAATTGCTGGTCCGGAAATTAATCCTTTAGCATACAAGAACTTTACTGCTACACTTATTCTATCATAAGTATCAGTAACTTCAGTCAAAGCACCGTTTTCTGCAGCCCAATATGCGCCACCTTTAGCAGTTAGTGGAATATAATCGTAAGTCAAACCACGCATTGCCCTTCTTGAGGTCATATTCCTAAGAGGAGTCATTTTGATAGTTCTATTTACAATGTTTGGATCTGGGTATACCGGTACTAATGCAGTTCCCGCAGTTCCAGCACCACCTGTTTGAGAATCGATTGATGCTTTATTCAATTCATAAGTTTTCCTTGCAATAGCAGTTCTGTTATCTACTCCTTTGTGTGGGTTGTAATACTCTTTAGAAAAACCACCAAAAGAGTCTCTTTCAATATTTCCAGCATCAAATCGAGATCGACACTTTTCAATACTGAAACCTTCTTCATAATCTTTAAACATAGTTTCCATTTTTTCCTCCTAACCTTTCATTATAGGTAATTTGCCATCTTTCAGTTCTTTTTCGATGTCAATAGCTTTGTCTGCATCAGTTCCTTCATCAGCAAATTTTTGTTTTTCTAACGCTGTTTTGTTAGTTTCTTTCAGCTTCTTTTCAGACTCTTCGACTTTAGCTTCAGCTTCTTCAGTTTTAGTCTCTGCTTCTTCCACCTTAGCTTCTGCTTCCTCAGTCTTAGTTTCAGCTTCTTCTTTAGCTTCAGTCGCTTCTTCAGCGTCTTTCTTAAGTTTAGTAATTTCAACTTCTTTTGATTCTAATTGCTTTTTGAAATCTACATTTAACTCTTCAGTTTTCTTTTCAATTGCAGAATCAAGATCCTTCTTAGTAAATTCTTTTTCCATCTTCTCCTCCGTTTTTTTGTTATTGAAACTCTTTGCAACAGCCATGGCACGACCATGTTTATTGCTTGGAATTGCAACAAAACTTGCTTCTAACAATTCCAATTCTGTAAATACTCGCATTCCATCTACTTCATCATAATCTTTAACAATAGCGCCGATAGATACACCAATTTTTGCACCTTCATCTAACATTCCTTTAATTTCCTGTGCTCTAGGATTTGATAAATAGAATTTTGGTTCTGCTATCAGAGCAGTATAACCATCAACTTCTCTAATTCCTCGGTTGGTCCATTCTGCAACTAACATGAATACATCATTAGTGTGATTGCACAGAGCAGCAACATAACCATTGTCCTGACCAAGCTTTTCAACACAGCCTTTAGATAACTTTTCGTCATCTCTATCAGTAGAATTATCAGACAAAACGGCCATATATTTGCCTTCTTTACCCTTCATAAGTGGCATAAAAAGTTCAGTTCTATAACCCTCTTGAGTAGCTTTTTTTACATCCATCAGAAATAGGAAATGAATTGATACTTTTAAATTCAACTCAATCGCATATTTTTAAATATAGCTAATCTAAGAAGGTCTAAATATAATGGTACTACGACAGTTAGGATGAAAAGGTGGTGTTCCATCGGCTTTTAATGTTAGTGGATCTATAAAATCTTCATCTAAGGGAATTGGATTATTACCATATTTTTCATTCATTCTCAAGCAAATTGGAGAAGTTCTATTATCAACAGCAACACTTACTATCTTTCCACCTTCTAAACCAGACTCTGTGTAACCTAAAAGTTTTGACTCATTTGTTATTCTGTTTGTTTCTGTTCTTGCGATCATTTCGCTTCTCCAGTCATTAAATTTATCAAATACTTCCCCAACATCTTTCTTAATTTCGTCAACACTTTTCTTATCATTAATTCCGTTCTGAACAGTTTTTATGACTTTTACC